TAAATTCTGCCCAGTACCCTTTAACACTTCTGTCTGAGCAGTAAGCGTTGTGAACGTACCAGCCGCAGGGGTTGTTGCTCCAATCGGTGTATTCTGAATAGCACCCGCTACTAGGTTTGTGCCATCGTAAGTAAAGTTAGACGCATCAACAAGATTACCGCCAGTAGAAGCATAAATAACTCTACCCGATGTTAGACCCGTGTCTGTAAGGTCTGAGAATCTACCTGTAGATGCAGTAGTAGCTCCTACGGATGTGCCGTTAATCGTGCCGCCCGTGATGGCAGCAGAAGTCTTCTCTACCTTATCCGTATTCAGATTGGTAAAGTTAGTGTCAACCTCATTGTGTGTAAGAGGTGAACCCTTGCCAGCACGAGTGACTAAGGTACTCATGCAAGAGTCACCGCCAAGGCTGTAGATGCAAACTTGAATACATCGCCAGCATCAATCACTTTAGAGGCCGTTAAAGACCCGTGAAACAATAAATTACCGCTAGTTGAGGCATCGTATAGACCCATGTGTGTAATCGTTCCCCAAGAGCCTGTAGCTTGGTCAAATTCTACTGCTGCGCTGTTGGTAGATACACCATTAGAAGGCGCACCAAATGTCATAGCCTTACGGGTGTATCCGCTACCAGTACACTCAGTTCCGCTACCCGCATCTGTTGGGTCAGTTGTAAACAAAGCAACATAAACAGTTGATGGACTTGTGTAACTTGTGTTACGGAGAACTGCATTGATTACAGCGTTCTCTAAATAGTTGCTCATTGCTGCCATGATTTACCTCGATATGTTACGCATAGCCAAAGGAACACCAGAATACTGACCCTGTTCATCAGACCTAGTTAGTGTAGAGATTGCTCTGTCGTACATAGTTCCCCATGTGTTAATACGAGCATCGTTCATTAAATACGGCTCTGCTTCAATCAAAGAAGCATAAAGCAAAGCATCAGGACAGTTAGCCAAGAACACGTTAGTAGCAACACTAGAACTCAGGTACTCAGGAGCAGCAAAGTAAAGCAACTTCAATGTGTAAACAGCATCTGGCTGTGGTGCTAACTGGAACTCAGACGCAAGGATTGTGTAATCAAGCGGTTTACCTTGTTCTGTACTTCTGGAATTACGAGAAAACGCAGATGGGCTAGAGTAGTTCAATGGCTGAACAGGATTACCATTCACCACAAAGTCTCTTACCTCTAAGAAATCTGTTGGTAAACCTACTGTGCCATCTGCGGCTGTCGTAGTCGCTGTTACTGTCTTTAACATCTGTCGAATACGCAACTCTCTACGCAGTCGATTCTCAGCAAATGTAATGAAGTCTGGTATCTGGTCAGTTAGGTCTGTTCGTGCTAAATAAGCAGCAACAGAAGCCTTTAACGCTGTGTAAGTTGTGTAACTCATACGACACCTGTCCGAGTTCTAAAAACTCTGTTATCACGCTCATTCAACCATGCCCTGAAACGCTTTTCATCTTGAACAGCAAATCCACGCATGATTCCTTGTTTGTTTAACTCGTCAATGACAGTCATTGGAATAGAGGCTACTTTATTGCCAAACAATTCATCTGACCATTTTGCTCTCTCATCAAAAGAGTTGTACTCTTTTTTGTTCTGCTCAATGATGCCTGTTACATCTTGACGAGTCTCAATAACGATGCCGCCATCGCCATCAGAATGGACTACAGAATCTCTAAATTTGACAGGGTTTTGCATAGTCTAATTCTATCAGTTTTGCTAGAAAAAGAAATGCCCCAGAGGATTAGTCTGAGGCATTTTTGGGGTCACTTAACGATTAAGACAAGTCAGCAATAATGCCGTGAGCAGCTTCGTTCTTAACTTCTAATGTGAACTCAGCCAGCAACTGTGTGGACTCATTGTCGCCAGTTACAGCCAACTCGTTGGTCTGGAAAGGACGCAGATAAGCAACAGCAGCCATCTCAGGGTCAAGCACAAACGCAACATCATCAGCAGAGTTAGTGCTGTTCATGAAACGTGAGGGAACAACGCTCAAAGTGCCGAAATCTGACAGGTATACGTCTGCCGCCCCGATGATAGTCGTAGGTGCATTTGTAGGGGCCATATAACGCTGAGCAGCAATACCAGCAAAGCTAGAGACTACTTGCTTGTGAGCAGGAGTAACCATCAAGATTTTAGGATTGCCACCTGCGGTATAAACGCTCTTAACAACAGATTGCAAAATTGCTTCTGTGAAAGTGCGGTTAGTTCCGTTTGTACGAGCAGTAGTGCCAGATGCGCCAGCAACGCCAGAAGTACCACCAGAGTAGCTAGTAGCCAACCATGCTTGCAAACCACCCAAAGCACGAGCAGTAGAGGAGTTACCATTGGTAGCAACTTGGTTGCTTAGCAATGTCAATTCCATGTCACGCTTGATTTCAGCAGATGCTTTAGCCAACTGATAAGCCTTCTCAGACTTACGACCAGCTTTATCCACAGCGTTCAAGGTGTTTGAAATCTTGATTGTCTTCTGTGAAATCTGGCAACGATTGCCAACACGAGTCGTAGGAGACATAGTAGCGTCAGATGCAGTAGCACCCTCAACTGCCACGTTCAAACCAGCAGCAGCCAAAGAATCAGTCTGCCACTCATGGTAAACAGCAGTTGCTTTAGTCTTGCCAATGGTACTCATCATGGGCGTGTCGGTTGGTGAGATATTATAAATAACATCCGAAAGGTCTTCCCGCATACCAATAGCGGTGTATGTTTGATAGGTAGCCATAAATTACTCCAAAATTTAAAAGAATCGTTCAAATGCTTTAGCAGCGTCAGTAACTTTTCCAGTTTCACGCAACCTCTGCATAACCTGTTTGTCTTGTGCAGACCTTGTGGGAGGCGCAGAAGTACCAGAACGCATCATTTTGGGAGCAGACTGGAGTTTCTTGTTTAACTCTGGCTTGCTCTTTTGAAGTTGCTCATACTTCATTGCTTTATACAATGTATGCACAGCACGACTGTCATATACGGAACTGAGTTCTTGGTCAGTCCACCCAACAGACTTCGCATAGTCACGGATTTGTTTCCGTACCGCATCACCCTGTGGCGTAGCTAACTCAGGAATCAGACTCACTAGCTTCTCAGATTCTTGACGGAGATGGTTTTGCAATGTGGCTTGTTGCTCGGCTTGTTGCTGTTGGGCAATGCGTTGCTGTTCTTGCCTGACTACTGCTAACTGTTTCTCACGCTGACTCTGCTCAGCTACCGCTACCGCATAACCGATAGGGTCTGTTTCCTTTAGAACATCTAAGTCCACACCCCGATTTTGCTGCGTAAGGAAGCTATCCAACGCTTGCAACTTCTGGGCATATGCCTGTCGCTCTTGTTTAACCTGCTCTAAATGACCACGCTCAGCCTCAACAGCCTTACGTTGCTCAGCTAGAGCCTGAGACTTTTTAGTGTAATCCGTACCTTGTTGATAACCCTTGATAAGTTCGTCTAGTTCTACTTCGACTTCCTCACCAGATGCCTTGACTTTATATCTAGGCTTAGGCTGTTCTTCTTCATACTCAACTTCATCAGACTCTTGAAGTTCCTCTGGTTGCTCGTCAGATTGGCCTTGTTCGGCTTCCTCAGAATCACCCATCAGATTTTCAAACGCTGAAGCGGCTTGGTTTACATTTAGGTTTTCACTCCCTTGTGGGTTGGTGTTTTCCATTTGTCATCTCAATAATCACCAGAAACCTTCTGGACGGAGGGTAGCTTTTAGGCTACAGAATTTTCCATTTCTTATCTCTAATCACAGTCTCCGAGGCTAAGCCTTCTAGGTGTCCTGTAATCAACTCAATAGATTTGATGTGCCTGTAAGCGTCTTCACGCCTATCAGATTCTTCTGCACTTGTGTTAATTATCACACTAATCTGCTGTTTTTTCAAGTTATTTAATACTTCTTTGAAAAGGTCATCATTTAATAGGTTTTTAGCCCATTGTGCGAGTAGGTGTTTGTCCATACTGATTCTGTATCCCAGAAATAATGTCGTTGATACTTAGGTTTCCTGACGATGGATAGCCTTGCTTGCTACCCAATATGCTCATCAAGTCGTTGTAACTCATGTTTGATGGCTGAGAATACTGAACTGGTGCTGGAACTTGACCATAGGTAGGAGACAAGAACTTTTCCCATTGTGTACCCATAAGCAAGTTACGGCTTCCAAAGTCAATAGGTTGAAGTTTAGGTCTTGGTGCAATTACTGTTGGAGGTTGACCCTTCCAGTCTTCTGGAATAGGAATAATTGGGAATTGTGTTCCTGTGTCTGTTCCTTGTGTGGCTGCATTTAAACCAGCCAAAGTTGTACCAATACCAGCAAGACGAATCACATCACTTGTAGTCAATTCCTCTTTTTTCTTACCTGAGTCATCTAATAATTTAGTTGTATCAGCAACATTGTTAACAAGGTTAGTTGTATCCAAGTTTCCAGAGTTAATCAGATTGATGACTGAACCTAAATCCAATGTTTTAGGAGTGTTGCTTACAACTTCTACTGTATCTAAATTTGTAGGTGTAGTTGCAACATTTGATGTAGTGGTTAAATTGCTTGTGATTGCATAGATAACATCTTGTGTATTAACTGGCTTTTCACCAACAATTTCTACAGCTCCCGTGTTAGTTGGTACAGTACCAGCAATTGTGTTAATTACATTGCCTAATGATGTTGGTGCTTGGCCTGTAACAGTAACTGTGTCTGGTGTTGATACAGCAGTAGATGTACTCGTAGTAGTAGGAGTAATAGCAGTTATAGCCCTATCAATAATTGCATCGTTGTAGCCACCAGAACTCAAAGTATCTCTAATTTGAGTCGTAGATAAACCTTGGTCTGCCAACTGTTTAGCATCTTGAATAGCAAGTTGACGCTCTGTTATCCCAACATCAGCAGTAGAACCAGTAGTTAAATAGTTATTAAGAGCATTGCCGCCATAAACTAATCCACCAGTTAATAAACCAGTTTTTAAGGCTTCATCTATATCTGCGCCACCAGCTAAAGAAGAAGCACCTTTAATTAAGCCAGCACCAACAGATTGAGCTGTAGAGCCAGTTAAACCAAGTGCATTACCAAGAAGTTCAGAACCACCACCGCCCAATGCGGCAGCAGTAATAATAGGGCCTAAATCAGACCACATTTGCTGTCCCGAACTAAGTATCTTTTCTTGACCAACCAACTTTCCAGAAGTATCAAAATATTGAATGTAATCTTTGTTATCTGGATTAACACGACTAAATCCACTTAATTCAGGTGCAGATGTGCTTATCACGCCTTGCTCTGTTTGCTCAACAGTTGCGGGCTTGTATGTTGCGTTAAATCCATCTAAATTATTTAAGACTGTACTTGTTTGTCCTGTTTCTGCATTATCAACAACAGTAGAAGTACCACCTTGTTTTGCTTCTTGCTGTATTAAATTAACTATTTGTTGCGCTGATAGTTGATTATTTGATACAGGAGCAGCAGGTGCTTCGTAAACAGGAGGAGGCGCAGGAGTAGGAGGCACTCCAGACGGAGATACTCGTTGTTCATTCTTTCCATAGTTATTCCAATGGAAATCAGCATAAGCATCTGGTGACATACCATAGCTATTTGAAGCATATGCCGCAGCTACATCAGGATTAGCTTGGAAGTATGTGTTTGTCATAACTGGTGCTTGATAAACAGGCTCGTAAACAGGCTCGTAGTAAGTTTCTACTGGTGCTTGGTAAACAGGCTGATAAACTGGCTCTGGAGGAGGAGGAGCAGTAACTGCCTCGTATCTTTGTTGAGCCTCTGCCTCACTTGTACCAGTAGCTTGAGCAACTTGTTGTGGACTTACGCCATAGGCATCCATAACAGCAGCAAGTTCTGCATCACTAATAGTTGGATTAGCAACTAAAA